TCTGCTTTTAATTGTAAATGTTGCATAATGTGTGAATGTATATTTGCTTGTACTTGCGCATTCATTTGAACAGGACTCATATTTAATAAAGCAGCGTGTGAAGCTATATGAGCATCATGGTTTTGTTCTGGAAATGCTTGAGCTGGTCCACCCATTAACAAACCACTATTTTCCATACCTGACTCTACTGGTTTTGGAGTTGTATCAGGTGGTGGCATTAAAAGTTGGTCTATATTGTCAGCTCCTAAAGCAGCATACATTCTTCTGTAAGCTTCATAAGTTCCGCCAGGACCATGTATTTCTGGATTAGATTGAACTAACTGCATCATTTCTTGGGCCATAACTATTCTTTGGCTGGTAGAAAATATGTCCGGGTTGCTTACTGGAAATATATCAACCCTATCATCAAAGTCTGTTTGCTTAACTTCCATATTTCCACCAGAAACATTGTAGGGATAAGATGGAGGTAAGCTGTCTTTAAATATAGAAGCTAGTAATCTAAATTCTTTCTTTTGGCCATTATGAAGTCTTTTATGGATAGCAGATAACACCTTACTTGATTTTTCCATTAAGGCTAAAGTAGTTCCAACAGGTGCTTGAGAATTACCTTCTCCAATATTTGTATCTGCTATAGACGCAAATCTTTGACCAGATTGCACTAATAATCCTAGTAAACTTAATAAAGTACCACTTGGCTCTTTGAATGGTAATGGTTGTATAGCATCTCTTAATGAACCTGCTGGAGCATCTACATCTCTAAATTCTCCTGGTTGTATTGGCTCATCTTCATCTCTAATTCTTATACCTCTAGTTTTAAAACCAGCAGGTAAATTAGCAAGAGTACCAGCATCAATTAACTGTCTAACAATAGAAGTAGATGCTTTAGATAAACCACCTATCATATGTGTTAACCCAAACCCATAAAATCCCAATCCAGGCAAAAACTTAAAATGAACAAAGTATTCTGTTTTCTTTTTCATTGGGTCTTCTTCTTTAAAGTTTCTTCTTATAGCAAGTATTTCATCATTGCCTGAATCAATAGTTACAATATAAGGTAGCTTGACTCCGCTAGGCTCGCCATCTTGACCCATATCTTCAAAACCCTCTAAGTCTAAATTACAATGAACTTCATACAATAAAGAAACTTCTCCATCATCATACCCAGGTTCCATTCCTTCTAATTTTTCTTTTTCAGATTGTATGTCTGATGAAACATTTGCGTTGTCTCCATACTCAATATCAACGTTTCTATAAAAACCTATAGCTTGTAACTTTTTAACGTCATTTTCGGGCATCTTAACTACATGAGTGATTCTAGAACAGGTTTCTAAATCGGTTGTATAGTAAGGAACAATTAAATCTTCTGGAGCTACAAATTTTGATACAGGTCTAGCTAAAGTTTCATCGTAGTAAACTTTCTTAAATGCAGAACCTGCAAGAGGCAAATAAAATAACATCTGGTCTAACTCTTCATCATACTCTTCCATTACATGAATGATTTGATAGTTCATAAACTCTTTAACCCTTTGAGCTTGTTCTTCAACCATACCATCATAAGCACCCACTACTTGAGTTTTAACAGGCCCTCCTGCTGGTAGTAATTCTTTATATGCTTGAGCTTGGAATTGGGTAACAGATTCTCCTAATAACGGATGAATAACACCTGAAGCTCCTTCAAATGGTTCTGAACGTTGGTCATCAAACTTCATACCCAAATATTTAAGGCCGTCTGTATAAGTTTTTTCCCAATCTTTTCTAGAGGATTTATCGTTTTCTATACCGCTTATTAATTCAGAATGTATATTTGAAAGCTCTGTATCTGAAATAACCTCAGCAAGATTTTCAGAAAATCCCACATCAGGCATTTCAAGTTCTTCTGGACCTAGTATTGCAGAACCATCTTCTTGCATCTGCACATCTTCTTCGCCTTGCATAGCCTCTATAACATCAATTATTTGATTGTCTGTTTCAGCATCTTCGGTTGTTGTTGTTTCTATTATGTCTTCTGGAAATTGTTTTTCTATTGCCATTTTAAAATCTCATCAATAATATGCTCTAAAAACTCTTTGCCTTTCTTGGTCTTCGTAATCGCTTGCTAAAGAAACAAACCCACCTTCACGAAAACGCATTAGAGCTTGAGTCATAGTATCACATAAATCATCATTAGCTCCAAATGGAAATGATGCACATTCTTCTATCATATCTTCCGCAAAAGTTTTGTTAGGTGCGTATACCATTCCTGATTCAAATATAGGTGCTACTGAGTGCATTCTAGAATGTTTATCATGGCCTCTTGTTGGAGAATAATTAACAACAGGTATTCCCATTCTCCGCAATTCTTGAGTTAAAGGAGTTCCAGACGCCTTGGCTTCAATAAGAACCATATCGCATTCCCAATAAGTATATTCACGCATAGCTATTTCTTTTAACTCTGGAAAGTCCCAACGGCCTTTTTGACAATCTAATAATATTAAACAATCTGGCGAATCTTCTGATGGTTTAAAAACACCCCAAGTAGATATAGCTGAAAAGTCAGCGGTTTGTTTTTTAGAAAATGCAGTATCGTATGACTGCATAATATATTTAACAGGAGGTATGCTCTTATGTTTCCAACGTTGCCACCAGTCTCTTTTTATAATGGCTCCTTCTTCAGCAGTAGGGTTCTGCATCCATTGAGCATTCCACTTGATTCCTGGAATAGAAGACTTAACCTTTAATAATTCATCTTTAGGCCAAAATTCAGGCCATAAAGGATTCTCTGTTTCTGGAAAAATAGCAGGAAACTCTATCATTTCCCATTGGTCTGCAAGCGCTTCTTTTTGAGAATCTAATAACTTAGCTGTTAAGTCTATAGAAGACCAACGCGTCATAACTAATACTATAGCTCCGCCAGGCTGTAAACGCTGTCTAGGTCCAGAGGTATACCATTCCCAAGCAGACTCCAAAGCATTTGGACTCATAGCATCTTGCTCTGAATGTGGGTCATCAATAATAAGTAAATCCGCACCCCTACCAGTAACAGCACCTCCAACACCAGCAGCAAAGTATTCGCCGCCTTTGTTAGTTTCCCAACGTCCAGCAGATTTGTTATCAGCTTGAAGTTTTACTTCTGGAAATACTTCTTTGTATTCTTTTTGGTCCATCAAGTTTCTGACTTTACGACCAAATCTTACAGCAAGCTCCCCTGTATGGGTTGTTTGCATAATCTTCATCTTAGGTTTCTTGCCCATAATAAATGATGGGAAAAAAGTAGATGCAAATTCTGATTTAGTATGACGAGGAGGCATGTTAACAATCAAACGTTTAATCTCGCCTGACGCTACTTTATTTAATTTTTCTGCAAATATTTTATGATGACGGCCACATATAAATTCTGGCCACATATGTTCCACGTAGAACAAAAAATCGTTTTGGCATTTATCTTGGGTTTCAAAGCCGTCTAGCTTTTCTTTGAGCATCAAAGCTTCTTTCAGCTCTGTCTCGGTTAACTTTGAGAAGTTCATTCAATTACATCATACTTTGCAATTGTTGGTCTATATCTCCACCTTGCTCTTGTTGCATACCTGAATCAGCAATCATTTCAAACAAAGATTCAATATCTTCGTCATCTAAACCTTGCTCTTTTAAAAACATTTTTATTTCTTCTTCGCTTACGCCTTGGGCCATAAGTTGTTGAACTACGCCAACAAGTTGTTCAATCATTTGTACTTCTGGAGATTGAGTCAATTGATTCATTTGATTCATAGCATCTTCTTCAGACATTTGCATACTTTCCAAATCATCGTCTATAGCTTCGCCACCTTCTGCAAACTCAACGCCTTGACCTATAAGAATATCTTTACGTGTAATTTTTCCGTCCCCACTTAAATCAGGAAAACCATTATTTTTTTTCACTTCATCACCATCCTTCATAAACAAAGATACAGGCTTCATACCTTGGTCTTCGTCGTATATTATTTGAGGTTCTTGCATTTTTTGTTTATTCATTTCTTCATTATAACCGTTTTCTATTTTAAACATATAAATTTGCGGAGCTTGGCCTAACTCTTCTGCTTTACCTCTAGCTTTATTCATAATTTCTTGAAGAGTCATTTTAGCTTTTGCAGCTTGCCTTCCTAATTCTTCTGGGTCTGCAAATATTGAATTTGAAAATTTAGCAGATTCTGTAAAGCCTTCTGTTAAATCTGCCATCATACCTCCTCCTATACCACCCATTCCTGCAGTAAGTCCAAGTGCAGATATAGGACTAATATCTTTTGCAACTGTTGCAGAGGTAATACCTCCAGGAGTGCCTCTACCTGGAATATTTCTACCCATCATCTGTTGATTTCGACCAGTTCTATTGGTACCTAGAACTTGTTTGGCTAAATCTTTTGCTCTTGAAATCATATTTATTTTACTCATAATCTATCCTATCTTATTTTATAATCTCTCATACTCTTATCTAATGGATTAAACCCACCTATTCCGCCTGCTCTTTGGGGTTTCTTAATATTTAAAACACCAAAGTTTTGTTTGTCATAAAAACCTGGAGAGCCACCAATATATGATACACCTTCCTCAGGTGGAGGAGGGGGTGGAGGTCGTTGGTATGTTGGTGGAGGGGGAGGTGGAGTTATAAGCTCAGGGGGGAATCTATCTGCCATTTTATTATGAGATACCACTCCATCTACTAAATAAGTATGAGTATTAGAAGTAGTAAAGTTATATACTTTTACAAAATCTTCTTTATTTTCAAGTGTTGTAATTTTTTCTACGCCATCATTGGTAATTAGCTCATCACCTATTTGTAAGTCCTTAACTTCTATACCATAGTCGTTATAAACTGTATTAGATAGTTTAGAGTTATTAGATTTCCAACCGTCCTTGGTTAAAAACGCGTGAGAATCTGTAGCAGTTATTCTGTTATTAATCGTCCATAATTGTCTATTGTCTTTAGGAATATTATGAACATACGAAACTTTATCTATTGCATCACCTAAAGCCATTACCTCATCTCCTACTGCAATATTTTCTATAACCTTTTTAGTTCCATCAGCCATATCAACTTTAGTTCCTGCTACAAAACACATAATTGGAGGACGTGGAGGACGTTTAATTGGGCCAATTGGGTCTTTTATTGGTTTAATTTCTGGAGGTTGGCCAACATTTTGTAACGCTGCAATCTGAGATTGTAAATCTGCAATAGTATCTTGATAACCTGTAGACTGGCCTGTTAATTCAGCTAGTTGAGATTGATAGTCACCAGCTTGAGCGTCAAGTGCTTGGGCTTGCGCCTCTGCAGCCTCAGCTCGAATTATATCTTGTTGACTTAAAGCTTGGTCCCTTTCGGCTATAGCAGAGTCCCTTGCGCCAGTTAAATTATTTATTTCATTTTGAAAATCTGCTGTAACATTTGATAAATTTTCTGCTGCTTTAGCCTCGGCGGCAGCTACAGCATCTATACCTTGAGATTCTGCTTCTGCAACTGCATTTTGTAATTGCATTTGTAATTCTTGTTTCTGTTCTTCAAGTGCTTGAATTTGTTGTTGAGCTAATTCGGCTTTAATTTGGTCTTGAGTTTGTATTGCATTTTCTAAATCAACAGACACTTCTGATTTAGCCATTTCTAAATTTTGAATATTATCTTTAAGTTCATTTAGTTGATTACCAAAAAAACTTTCCATTTTTGCAAATCTTTCTCCAAGTGTTGCTCCAAGAGTTTCTACTGCCTCAAAAGGACGAGCGTTTGTTAAAACGGCTTCGTTCTCATCTGCAGACAAAGAGGGAAGGCTTGGAGCAACCATTTCAACATCTGGAAGATTGCTAGGGGCATATCTATCAAGGTTGAAACTAAAATCATTTGGGTCAAAGGATGGTCTCTCAATTGGACCTCGTACAGAGGAGCCTGCCTCAGGCAAATTCAAAAAAGAATAATCTGTATCGAATTCATTTGCCATACTTTTTTTTCCTAAAAAAAATTTTGCAGGCAAGTGTGAATCTTTTGGAGAAGAGTTTGAGCGTGTAGTCTCATCCTTACCTGCAAAACCGTTCTGAAAATTATAACTGCAATAGGGTTCCTTATACAAGTAAAACGCAAACTTAAAAAAATAGTAGATTTTGTAACTGTAATACTGACCTAGGTGCAGGTACAGTTACAGTTATATATATTAGGGGGGTAGGGTTAATAATATACAATCTTACCGTTCCCGAAAACCGACCTATAAAGAGTCCCGCCAACTTGTTGGCGATTATATAGGTTTTCATATAAATGTCTTCAGCGGAGCGTAGCGACTTCAATATAGAAACGCGCCCTACTTTGAACGTAGTGAGAAGTAGGGCGCAAATCATATGCCCTAAAAAAGATAAATACCCTAAAATATGCGGAAATATGCCCTAAAGTATGCAGACAAACTACCCGCAAACCCGCATTCCTACTGCATTCTTATATATTCTGCTAAATACATACAAATATTACTATAAATATAGCCCCCCTCCTCCCCTCTTCCGATAAATAGACAAAAAAAACGGGCATTTCTGCCCGTTTACCTCTCCCCTCCTCTACTCAATAAGAGCCAAAAATAACAAAGTCCATATTAATAAGACACCTGCGATTAATTCAATCATTTCCGTACGCCTCCTCTGATAAATAACAAGAGTTACAGGCTTCTCTAAACTTCTCCCAATCAAAGTTGGGATTATGTCTAGCACATACAAGGGCTACTTCCTTAACTGTCTTTGCAGAAGCCTCAGATATTCTGAGAGCTTCCGCAAGAGCTTTAAAATGTTTTCTAGTCATTTTTATAAGTCCCTCATATAAAGTATGTGTTGCTCTTGAAATGAACTGTAGCAACCCTCCTCTGCTCCGTAGAGGTCAAGAAGTTCTGCGACAGTCAAATCCATAATTGCTGAACGATTATGGCAATCTAAATATGTAGCTTCTTTCCAAAGATGCTCAACAGCTTTGCCAATCTTACAAGCTCTCTCTTTGGTCATATGAAGGTCATCTATCAAGTAGGTATTAAACACTCTAGGCGTTACGTTTACGCACTCCTTGATAGGCTCTTTGTCGTTAAGTGTAGCCACGCTTACACGTGGCCCATATAGGTCATCTACTAGATTTGACATCTAGAAGTCCTCCTTTACTAGCTGGACATCTAATCTGTAACCAGCTACTAGCTCAGTTAGTCTGTCATCTAGTTGCTGTACTTTTTCAATAGCATCTTTAATATCTTGAATGTCATCTTTGTAGACTAATTCATCAATATAAATGTCATCAACTGAATTAGAAGCACTATCCCAACGATACTCTCCATCAGAAACAGTAGAATCCAGGTCATCAAGTCTAGATGCCATATTATCTAAATCATATTTCCTAGAAAGATGACTGGTTACACAGTCATCAATAAAGTCAAAATCACAAGAACGTAAAACGTTATCGAGTCCTAACCACTTTAAAATTAAGTTTTTCATATTTGTATGAGCCTCCCAGCTCGGTTTTTTAAAGTAAGAGAATTATAACTCTAAAAGTATACAAATTGTCTACTTATTTAAAAAAAGATATACCTATTTTCTCTGCTTATAATTAATTATAAATACTGTAAATAATATTCAATAGTTATAATTAATTATAACCCTGCCCTATAATACAAAAGGCTTTATTTATTACTAAATAACCAACATATATAGGTATATAGAGTTATACTAAGGACAAGAACAAGAATAACCTAAAGCCGTTCCCGACTCCCGACAACAATCCCGACATCTATCCCGACAGGGATAGCCCTCTCCCCTCCCCTCTTGGAGAGAGTAGGGCGTATTTGCTATATAAAACTATCAAGGACCAACAAGTCCCCTAGATGCTATTAATATCCGTATATCTTAAACCTATAGAAATAAATCATTTAAAGTGTAGACAGTTTGTATACTCTAAGGTTATAATCATCTAGTCAATTAATTAAACGGAGAAAATATGACAATAGAATTAACAGATAAGAATAAAAAAGAACTAATAGAAAAAGGTGGCACATTCTTCGAAGGTGCTACTGAAGAAGAATTTAAAATCCTTTGCAGTAAAGCAAGAAAATTTTTAGACAATCATGCAAAAAATCTATTTACTAATACAGTAGATACCAACGCTATCAATAACCTATCAGATGAACAAGTCAATCAAGTGGCAGATATATTGGGGGTGAAATAATGAGAAAGAGAGCAACCAAAAAAGAAATCGAAGAACTTTATCCTAACTCTTTTATAACAGAAGCCAATACATTAAAGCTAAGTCATAAAGACGGAGAGGAATATTCCAACAATCCAGTATGCTTAAATTATGAATGTAGAAATACTAATCTAAATTATGAAGGTCAAAACCCTGATTATGATATTGATGTTTATACATGTAATGAATGTAAAACAATATCAGTACAAGGATATGAAACAGTCTTTACTGGTGGCAATGTAGGGATTGATGAAGACTTAGAGGGGGTGAGATAATGATTGAATCAAATATTAATAAAATTAAAGGTCTATTAAGAAGAATAGAAAAAGAGTTCCCTAAAGAAGAATTAGAAAGTGTTGATGATGATTCTATAAGGTGGTTTTTTTATGATATTCAAACTCAATTAGATATTATTGAAAATAAAACTTTTAGATTCAAGGAAAACTTAGAAGGCGTTATAAAAAATCATCATACTTGGGGAATATAACCTTACCCACCTTAACAAGCCAC